TTCTCCACATTGCTGGCAGAGGCAACGCCGCCGATGGCTCCGGAGGCCCAGTTCTGAATGCATTTAACTCGGCGACAACTGATGCGACAACGCTTGCGGCAGATGGAACTTACACAGCGTCTTCAAGAACTTTGTACCTAAATACTGTTACTAGTAACCACGCCGTTACTACGGCTGGTACTGTGGTTTGGGTCTTGGAGTATATGAAGCTAGCGTAGTTTTCGCATCTGCTCAAATAACTAATTAATCTTAAGATTCAAACCCCCTTCCTTCATCGGTTGGGGGTTTCTTTTATTTGAGAACTATTTATTGTAACCATTGGAGGAATAATGGGAAAGAAAAGAAGGGTTCTTCGGAGTCCAAAGTTTAGGCAGCTAAAGAAAATCAGGTTCGGTTCTAATATATCGTCGGAACAACAGAGCAATTCTGAAGAACAGGAAAAGCTCGAAGAACAAGAGCCAATTATAGAAACTCCTGTTTTGAATATGGTCGAGGAGCCACCACCGGTTGAGGAAATAAAGCCGAAGATGACCGCCAAGAAGCCGACTTCCAGAAAGTCGAGAGCCACGAAAGCTTCTACGAGAAAGCCAAGAGCCAGAAAAACGACTGTGAAAAGAGCATCTACTAAGGCTAAAGTAGAATAGTTATGTGTCCGTTTACGGGCCGCTCAACTAATTACTTACGACGTAGGAGATTTAATGAATGGCTATACCCACCCTGACACCCGCAAGCCAAATGAGCAAGTCTGTATTGACAGCCACAGGCAGTCAAAACGACGTTGCCAGCGCGGTGCCGTTTGGCATGTATACGGGTTCGGTTCACTTCCTACAGGGTGCCGCCTCGCAGGTTGCGTACACCTATAAGAAATTAGGTGGGGATGTCCTTGACCTTGAAATTCAGGCGGACAATGTTTATGCCAACTACGAAGAGGCGTGTTTAGAATATTCCTATCAGGTTAACATTCACCAGGCGAAGAATGTTCTCTTAGAGTACTTGGGCCTCCCGACAGGTTCCTTCAACCACCTCGGGGTTATTGACTCCGATTCGGAACTTTTGAGCGGCTCTAACGTGGCTCTCAGATATCCAAGAATAGAATTTCGATATCAGAGGCGGGTTGGTGAAGGCCTTGGCCAAGAAATTTCTGTTGGCGGCCTTGCCAATGAATACTCCGCTTCTATTGCAGTCGTAGGCGGCCAACAAGACTATGATCTACAGAAGCTCATTTATTCTGCTTCGGTTGGTACCGACGCCGCTACAGGAAACCAGCCTGACTTTCTAAACTTGCTGACAAGGCAAGATTCGGAACTCGGACATAACAGGATCAATGTAAAGCGTGTTTTCTATAAAACCCCCGCGGCCGTGTGGAGGTTTTATGGTTACTATGGTGGCTTGAATGTTGTAGGAAATTTGAATCATTACGGGCAATATACAGATGATTCTACTTTTGAAGTAATCCCAACATGGCACAATAAGCTTCAGGCAATGGCATATGAAGACCACTTGTGGACGAGATTATCTCACCATTCATATGAGCTTATTAATAATAAATTAAGGTTGTACCCCATCCCTGCGGCCGGCTCCGGAAGCCCAGACTATTTTTGGGTTACTTTCACTATCGACCGCGATGTCTGGGACGAGAGAGAGGACCAAGATGTGTATACGGGGGTCAAGGGTATCAACAACATGAATACCCTTCCGTTTGAGAATCTTCCTTATGCCAGCATAAACTCCATTGGAAAGCAATGGATTCGCCGTTTTGCGCTAGCTCTATCGAAAGAAACGCTTGGACATATCCGAGGTAAGTTTGGCTCTATTCCAATTCCCGGCGAATCTGTCACTCTAAACGCCAGCGAACTTTTGTCACAGGCTAAATCTGAGCAGGATACTTTAAAGACTGAATTAAAGACAATTTTAGACGAGATGTCTTACCGAGCACTGGCTGAAAAAGACGCCGGCCTAATGGATTCAGTTACAAAAGTGTATCAAGAGGTGCCTTTACTGATTTATCAAGGATAATAAACTATGCCTGAGTGGGAACAACCAAATAATCCGCCTCCTCCTTTATTTTTCAACGAAAAAGAGAGGAATTTGGTAAAGCAAGTCAATGACGAGCTTATCGAGCGAGTCATAGGGCAGCAGATTCTTTATTATCCAATTGATGTCGAAAGAACTAATTTTCATTCTCTTTACGGCGAAGCCATACAGAAGAATTTCCTACCCCCTGTGAGAGTATATGCTCTTGTAGATTGGGGTGGTATCCAGACTGAGTATGGTACTGACATTGGTTTGGACAAAACGTCCAAAATAACAGTTCATTTCCACAAACGTCGCCTGACAGAGGATCAAGATCTATTTGTTCGCGAGGGGGATTTCGTTTCATACGGTGATATATACTATGAGATAGTATCTTTATCAGAGCCGAAACAGCTTTTTGGTCAGATAGACCACAAGATGGAAATAACTGCCACCTGTATCAAGTCCAGAGAGGGATTGTTCGATGCCGCTTAAAACAAAAGAAATTTCGATCATGCCCTCAACTATAGAGACTATTGATAAGGCCTTCTTTAGGTGGATGGACGAAGAATTGAACATTTTTTCTACCACAAACAAAGGATGGAAAAAAGTACCTGTTATCTGGGTTTCGGCCGAACGAGCATATCAGATTAAAAATAATAAAGACCTCAGAGACTCTCAGGGTATTTTGAAACTACCGTTGATTACTCTTGAGAGAACCTCAATAGCAAAGGACCCGGCTTCTAAAGGTGTTGCGTGGGCTCATATACCTAATATCAACGACGCCAAAGGCGGAGCGATTACGGTAGGTCGAACTATAAATCAAGAGAAGACTTCAAACTTTCTAAATGCCGACGCGGCAAGAAAACATGGTGCCATCGGCGCGCCAACAGCCGGCCACGGACAACAAAATTTCAAGAGACCCAGTGACAAGATTGTTTATAATACAATTTCAATGCAAATGCCAACTTACATAAATGTTATGTATTCCGTAGGAGTCAAAACCGAATACCAACAGCAAGTTAATGAAATTATAACTCCGTTTATAACCAAAACAGGTCAAATTGATAACTTTTTTATATTCGATGAGGGTCACAAATTTGAAGGGTTTATCCAGGGTAATTTTGGTCAAGGATCAAACGTTGCTTCTCTTGGGGAAGATGAAAGAACATATAATACGAAGATCGATATAAAGATTCTTGGTTATTTAATTGGGGCAGGACCTAACGAGGAACGGCCCAAAATTGTCCTTCGCGAGAACGCGGTCGAGTTTAAGTTTCCCAGAGAGAGGGCTATGACTGAAGACGAACTTGAGACATATGGCTTTCCTCGCCCCCACTCGACACTTCTAAAGAAGGGCCGTTTTCGAGAGTAATTTGTCCTTTACGACTTTAATTTACTATTTACTATGAAACGAGTTGTTACGGATATAGGCAACAATTTTAGGAGAGACTATCGATGTCAGCTAGAAGATTTAAATTTATTTCCCCCGGCATATTTCTCAACGAAATAGACAATTCACAAATTCCCCGACGCCCCGTTGCAGATGGGCCAATTATTATTGGCCGGTCCCGTAAGGGCCCTGCAATGCGTCCTTATAAAGTGAATTCATTTGAAGAGTTTGTTAGAGTATTCGGTGCCCCCGTGGCAGGTGGCGAAAACGAAGATGCATGGCGAGAAGGAAACCTCGCCGGCCCTACTTATGCAGCTTATGCAGCAAGGGCATGGCTCGCGGCTGATGTTGCGCCAATTACTTTCTTTAGACTTCTAGGAGAACAGAATCCTTATTATATCGCTTCCTCGGGCGAGGCCGGCTGGAAGAACACCGGAACGCCACACGCTACACTTGCCAGCAACGGAGGCGCCTATGGTGTTTGGGTGTGTAATAATACAGCCTCGGTCAGTGATGTTAGTGAAACTACCGACGAACACGCGGGAGTGACCGGCTCGTTGGCTGCTATCTTTTATGTTCAGGAGGGTTATGCTGTTGTTTTATCAGGCAACGTCCGCGGAAGCGATACGGCTGCAACCGGCACCTGCGCTCTGTTCCACTCAGATAATACCGCCGGCGCCACCCCTTCGCAATTCACCGCTCAGATTTTGAATTCTGCTGGTGGTGTTGCATACAAATCTTTATTCAACTTTGATAGGGCCAGCCCTTATTTCATTCGCAATCGTTTTAATACTAATCCGATGATGGTTAACTCTGCTTTTGTGGATACCACGGGTTTGTCGCAAGGAGAGAATACATATTGGCTTGGTGAAACATACGAGACATACCTGAACGGTGTGGTTACC